AGGGTGTCCGCTGGGCTTGTTGTATTGATACCTATGTTATCAGCGGTTACTGTAGCAAACGTAGGGCTAGATGTAGAACCGCCGATTTCTTCCCAAGCTGCATTGTTATACATCTTTAGGATGCCTGGAGTAGTCGATGTGTCCAACCAGAACTTGCCATTAGCAACCTCGTTAGTCGGAGCCGTTGCCCCAGAGTGGCATGTGTCTATGGCCTCTAGTGCCCCATTGGCATTCGAGGTGTAGACCGTACCGTTTACGCTGGCCGTTAAGACCCTTGTAGTAGTAGCCATTGTTTAGTCCTTTGATTATTGAATAAGTATCGTAAGCCCCCGTTAGGGAGCCTACTTGTTTCTTATTGGCCTATAGCTTGCCAAGAGATGTTACGAACTACCCTAGAGCCTGAGTTGTAGACTGAGTAGACGAATGCACTTTTGGTGATAGACACGATGTTAATGCTGTCACCAGCAGAGCCTCCAATGGTACTGATGCCAACGTGGGGTAAGTCAGTGTCACCGATGCCACCATAGAATTGACTGTCGAAGGTCACTGTGGTGTTAGCACCAGAACTTGACGTAGAAGTTCCACGCTTGTAAACATCCGCTTTGTCTGCTGTAAGCGATAGCTCAGAGATGCTGACTGTGTAGTCTGTAGAAGCTACAACACCAACCAACCTGAACTCAAAGCCTCTAGCCCTGTAATTACCTATGGTGAAGGTTTCCCAGTCAGACCACACTGGAGAACCAGCAGGGTTATCATTAGTAGTCCTAACCTCAAAGGTAACAGAGGCATCAATGATAGGCCCTGCAAATCGAGTCACAGCAGAGACCAAAGCATAGTCAGCCACAACAGTTGTCCCATCAGTAATCAAAGCTGTCAAACTAGGGACAAGCCTGATGTTTTCAACGCTACCCAAGTCTAGGTCGTTGTTAAACAAATAGGTCATAGAGGAGACATTAGCATTTAGCTCTAGGTTACCACTAACAACCGTACAGTTAGTCTTAGTCCCAGCGAACGTAGGGTCTTCTGTCAGCGTAGTGATAGCATTGAAGTCAGGGCCAACGAAGGAGTTGAGCAACTGAGCTGCTTCTGCACACTGGTTGCCTGAGCTATCAATGTGCTTGATTAAGTAGTAACCAGCAGAGATTGGTAGCGTAGCAGTAGTTGTAGAGCCACTAATGTTGTTCACGATAGTCTGAGCTATTTCCCACTTAGGTGTGACAACATCGTTTCTAACGTACCTGATCTCAGTAGTGCCACCAGAGACAACATCTAGGTCACTAGGGGTGTCCCATGTCAATAGGATGCCACTGTCAGTAACCTTGCTTGTGAACCCTGTAGGGTCAGCAGGGATAGCGCTGAGACCTAAGATAGTCTTAGTGCCAACTAAAGCTGTGCCTGCATCATTGTACCAACTGATTGGGGTAATCCTGAAGTGGTAGGCTCCAGCCCTAACGTCATCAAAGACGTAGGTTTCACCAACTGTGTAACCCAAGAGCTTATAGGTAGGGCCATCAGCATCTCTGTAGTATTCGACCTTGTAGTCTTTAGGCTGAACACCACCAGTTGGCTCAGAGAAGCTGATAGTAGCCCTAGCCTTAACACCAGACGCTTTGTTGGTCTGGTAGAGTGTCTCAGCCAAACTGAAGGACGTTGGGGGTGCTGGTTTCTTAACCACAGAAGCTACCACAGTAACCCCAGGTGAAAGTCTGCCTAGTGGTGTTTGTGCCTTTACAGTGAATGTAACGCTTTGGCCATTTGTCCACTCTGTGCGAGGGTAGATCAGAAAGCTATCACTACTTGTGTCACCAAGTCGCTGTAGGTTTCCGCTACCATCTGTGTAGTAGACTACAGACTTAAAGGAACCATCAGTAGGTGCAACCCAAGTAAGTTCTGCAAGGGCCTTAGGGTCAGCTTCTGGACGCCCCGCTGTGTAAACTAGAGACGTAACAGGCTCAACCTTGAAGTCAAAGGTAGGCCGTGTAGAGTAGGCCTTCTGGTTGCCAATGTTCCAAGCTAAGACTTGGTAGTCAAAGAAAGAACATGTAACCTTAACTGTGAAGTCAGAGTTAACTTGGACAGCTTCAACACGATAGACCTCATCACTGATGTCAGATGTACTTATGGTTAAGTTGATGAAGTCACCAGTCTCAATACTTAGTGCCTTCTTTGATAACGTTAGGGTAACAGTCCTAGCTTGTCTGGACTCACGGACCAGTTGCTCAGCAGTAGCTTGGGCATGATACGGGTCAGTGATGCCATCAACTTGAAAGCTACCAGCGAATGGTTGGTTGTTGTCTTCAGTTAAGTAAGTAGTGTGAGCAGTTGAGAATGTCTTAGGCCACGTCTCACTATCAGACTTAAAGTCTTCATGTTCATTTAGAAAGTTGACTGTAACTTGGTTGTAACGGTCAGAAGCGCTGGGCCAAACTATCTCAACATTGTCTCTGATAACATCATCGTCTGTAAAGTAATGAGCTGCATCGACAAGAGCATCCTGTTCGATAGCTGAGGTTGGGTACTCAACGAGGAGCTTGTACTTACCTTCAGAGCTCCATGTTAACTCAGCGAGAGCCATAGTGTTTAGAATACTCTCAATGTTATCACGAACAGTGTTTGAGGAACTTAGTGTGATGTTACATTCGTAAAGGGGCAGGTCTCGTGTACTTGGGCCACCATTGATAACCCCAGAAACGTTACGGTCTGTCTTTACGATAGTCCCACAGACGTTAGCTGCATTGTAAAAGCTTTCTAGGTCAACTTCATTTACAGATAAACCACGACCAAAAGCTGTGTTAAGCAAGTAGTCTAGCAAGCACAGTGCAGGGTTATTGGAGTAGCTATAGGTTCCTGATAGGCTGTAGACCCCACCGCTTAGGGTAACTGCACGAACCTTACGCCCCTTGATGATGAACCCCAGTTCTGGAGAACCATTGTACTGTGGGTCATCACGGTTCAGTTTGTAAGTTGCTGAAGCAAAAGCACACCCTGTGAACAAGTTAGTTGATGGGATGCCGTTAGCTGTAGCAATATTATCAGCTACACCACCATTGTTGAAGGTTCTAATGCGGTGACTGAAGTTCTGGTCTGGATCATTGTAATCAAGGTTGTTCACCTTAACGCCAACAACACCTTCTATCCCCTCATGACACAAGACGTATTGAACATGAAGATACTCGTTCTTTGTGCCAGTTTTATCAATGTTAGAGAAGTTCTCATTAAAACCTAGATCACCGTTAAGTGCAGCAGCAACATAGTTGTCAGTTACCTTGTGCCTAACCACAATGCCGCCAAGGTAGTTCTTGCCATAAGCTACAGGGACTGGAGCTGCTTCACCAGATGTCGTAAAAGTAAAGCCTTTACGTTCTTCTTCAGCTTTTTCTTGTTTAGCTTTTAGCGCTTTAGCTTTCTTGTTTTGGAAGATTACAGAACCTACAAAAAGCACAGCTTTGAATATTGTAAACCACATTAGACTTTACCCCACTTTATTGTTATCTCACTGGTGTCATAGACCTGGTTAAAGGATGTGTCTGTGTCACTCTTTTGGTCCATCCCATCTTTTGATGTGATAAAGCTATTAACAAGGTCAAGGTCTGACATTGGAGATGTCCCCTCTAGTGTTGCTAGCTTCTCTTCAAAGTCATTAGAGATAGATGGCTTATCAACAGTACCTTTGTAAACCTTGATTACATCTGATGCTGAGGTTAACAAGTTTCCGTTAGCGTCCTTAAATGCAAGGTAGACCTCCACAGGCTTACCAATAACATTGAACTTGAACTCAGCAAACAACTGGTCAATTACATCAGCGACTACGATAGTGTAACTCTCTCGATCAACTACAGTTGAAGACTTTGGGCTATCAACATTATAGAGGCCGCCGTTGGCTGTGTAAGTGTTGCCATCGTAGACAACATCATAGCTGTTAGAAGTCAGATAGTAGGTTGAGTTAAAACTTAGCTTGATTAGGAAAGCGTACTCAATAACATCGCTATCAAGTACAGTTTGTAGTGCTGCTGAAAACTGTCGCATTACACTATGGCCTCCACTAAGTTAACTGTCCCTGTGCTAGATAAGATGCCATCAGTGAACGTAAGGCCACGGAGGTTACTAACATCACGGTAGTAAGTCAGGGTAGCAGACGAACCTGTCTTGAACGTGTGCGCAGTTGTTACAGCAGTCCGTAACTGTGGATAGATTGGCACAGCTACAACACCAGCAGCAACATCAGCAGTCACCATATAGATTTTAGCATGGTTGCTGAACTTAACGAAGGAGCCTTTGCTTAATACCCCATCGCTGTTGATTGTTACTGATGAAACACCAGCAGCAGCGTTAACTGTGATAGCCCTACTAGCTCCAATAGTGTTCAGTCGGTCTACAGAAGGAAGCTGTGGCATCACCATTGTATCAGCCGTAGCAAGTCCTGTAGCCACACCAACCAGCATATCAGCTTCTGTGGCACCAGATGTGGCTGTGTTGAACGCAAGTTCCCAGCGCTGGGCACCTTGTGAAGCCCGTTGCTTACTGAGGCTGATAGTCTCAACATCGTAAACAGGTTCATTAG